CATCGTATACGGATTGAGCGGTAGCCCATCTACCGTCTTCCATTTGAAATGTTGTAGATTCTTTATTAGCTTGCTGTACGTTACCGTCTCTTCCATAGTTTGTAGGAGCATTTGCCCCGCCAGCATCAGATTTTCTTACAGCATCATCTACAGCTTCTGTAATGGAACCAAACGATTTATATTGCTTTCCTGTCTTCAATACATTATCAACAGCCTCATCTTCAGAAACAATTTCACCCTTCCATAGAGAAGGGATGTTTGTGGGTCTGCCCCCATTAAGTCTGCTATCAGTGACAGTAATACTTACCTCACTCATATCTCTTCCATCAGTATCTTTAACTACAGAAAAACCATCATGAGTTTTTAAATTATTTTGACCCATCAGTCTCATCCTTCAATTGTTTAAGCTTACGTAAAGAATACACAGCACCTTGTGATCTATACATTTCAATAAGGTCGCCGCTTTGCTCAAGCTTCTTGGAATGCATCTCAATGTAGGCATCTAACACTTCAGTGAAAGCTATCCACTGACTTTTAGAGGACACCATTGGCTTTAAAGCGCTAAGCCATTTCTTGTCTATCATTGTGGAGCACCACTAAATCCTTGTTCACCCGGTGTAGCTACAGCACCAACACCCATGTTGCCACCGCCTCCACCAGTCATATCAGAAACTGGAGGTGGGCCACCAGCAGGGGGAGCGCCAGCAGGTGGGGCAGGTGGTTGCATACTCTGTAGGGTTAGCGCCATACGAGCAGCCTCATCCATATTGTTAGCAACTAGATCTGGATCTAAGTCCATACTCTTTGCAATCTCTCGAATGATATAAGGCATCTTAGCGAAAGGAGCAAGCATTGGGTTTTGTACAACCTGCAAGAACTGAAGCAGACGCTGTGAGCGCACTTCGTTCTGCATCAGGCTCTCAGTACCCCTTGCCTTAACTTCTAAGTCACCAGCTGCATCTGGATCGTAATCAAACTGCATGTTGAAAGCAAAGAATGCTTCACCCATTGGGCGCAACAAGTAGTCGTCTACGTTCTTGATGACAGTTTTAATACCACCACTAGCAGCGTTCATCAGCATTGAGATGCCAGACGCTGTACGTCCTACACCAGCAATACCTGTTTGACCGTGAGAGAATGACGGCAACCCTGTAGATTCATCGGCAAGCTGTCTAGCTTTGTCAAACATCTGTAAGTTTTCTTGTGAGACGTTAGGAAACTTAGTGCCGAAGATGGCCTGACCCGGAGCGCCGCCTTGTCTGCGAAACACTTTACCGGGGTAGATGGTTAGATCTTGACCCGGCACAAGGTTTGTTTCATCAACTTCGAATACAAGGTTGCCCGACAGAACCGCATTATCTACCGACAGACGCATGAAACCATTCATGAGGGTCTGAGTATCGTCCATGTTTTCGGCGATACCGACACCAAAAAAGGAGTAGGGGTTCAGTTCATATGGTACCGCATAATACGGAATTCTGACGGGCTTAAAAGGGTTTAACACTAGACGTATAATCTTGCTGCCACAAATCCAGATGTTTGCTTGCAACTCACTAGAGTTTTGTAGTTCTTTGGGAATGTCAATATCATTAAGCTCTAACATCTCAGTATCAACAACACCCCAATACTCAAACACTTCAAAGCGTTCTACATCGGATACGCTGGTGTAATCGTTAAGATCATCTTCCCAATACTTCTTTACGTAGTTCTCACCTTCATTGACCACTTGGTCAATAACATTGCGCCTAAACATTGGACGGTGCTTCAATGCACGTAGCTGACTGCGAGTCATCTTGTGGCGCTCAATGCAATATGCAGCATCATCCATGTTAGCTGCATCAGGATCTGGATAGAAGTTCCACACACTTACGTGTGAAGTTTGTGGCATTGTCTTAACTATTGGTGAGTAGACACCTTCTTCATCCCATCTTGAGTATTCTTTATCTACAGCAAATGGACCTTTCATAATACCTGTACCGAACAAGGCCATCTCAAAAGAAGCTGAGCGTAATTGCTTATTAGCATTGCTTTCTTCCAGCTGATCCATAATTTTCTTCTGCATCTTCTTTGCAGCCACCATTGCTGGATGGAATGTAATAGATGTTGGCGTTGCGCCGGGGCCATTCTTTACATCTAAGTCTTGCAAGCTTTCTTTCAATGGACCTAATGAATCCATCAATGAAGTTGCTGTAGCTCCTGCTGGAAACTTTTTACCATCACCTTTAAAACCAAACAATGCGCCAACATCTCTGTCAACCTTTTGCAGGTTAGGGTCAGATTCTAGGTGAACACTCTCAACCACACCCTCTGGTAGCGTTGTAGGTTCAATAGACAAAGGGAATGTGTTGTTGGCAAATAAGACATCAGTTATTTGTCCGTAGGCTGCTAGAGTTTTAGTCTTTGTAACCTTAACAAACACCCTGCTCTTCTCTGTTTCAGTAAACTTAACGTCAGGGCCGTACAAACCTCTGTAGTTTCTGTAGGAACGTAACCATCTTTGCTCGTCAATTCTGCGAGAGTCTTCCGATCTAGAGAATCTCTCTTCAACAAAGCTAACAAGTCCACTTACATTAAAGACATCAGAGATGGCATCCTTAGCATCGGGTAAGCCTACGGCTTTGTCGTCCATAATATTTACTTTGTCAATGTTTTTAGCCATAATTAATATCCAAATGTAGAATCAGCAATAGTTATACCACGTTTTAAAGAGTTTGGGTCAAAATCAAATAAGTTTTGTCCCCTTGGTCTAGACATTACACCGTATCTAAGTGCATCGTATGTGTGGTCATTCTTTACTTTAGTGTCAATATCCTCTTGATTGCTTTTATCAATAGGAAGTGTAGGAAGATCTGCAATTAGTTGCGTACATTGAGAGAAGATAACCATTCTTGGTTCTTCTGTGTACTGATCTACTTGCAATCTTCTGTGAACTTCGTTCTTTCCTGCCACCCTGCTACCAGCACTGCGGTCAGAGGGTCTCCAACGACACCCTTTCATGATCATTCGCTCAGCAATTGAGGGTCCAGTATCACCACGCTTGTGCCAACATGAACTATCTAGCACACCATAGCGAATATTCTCACCTGATTCCATCTCCATCACCATAGTTGCAAGGTCTTCTGCCAACACTTTGGTGACATACAGCTCACGATAGACAATAAGTTGGTTATCTGGGGCAACGGCAAACCAAATAACAGATGTATAGCTACCATATCCATAATCACATGCCCTAAATCTAGTCCAGTCATGTGGAATTTGATGAGGATCCACCACATGTATAGAACGATTAAACTCTGGAAACGCTGCACCCTCTGCAATATCCCAGTTACCATCTAACAATTGCTTACGCTGCTGCTCTGGCAGAGACAACAACATCGTTTCATAGTCACCTGTGGCAGCTAAGTGTGGATTGTCAGAGAGCTTAGCAGGAATAAACCTACGTTTGAACAGCGGCTCACCAGCTCTGCTATGTCCTTCGGGGTAGACCATCGTCTTACCAGTGTCAGAGTCAGTTGCCCAGAATGATTTACCAGCTGGGGCTGGGTCAATGAACATCTTCTTAACCCAAGCATGACCCCTGTTGCCGGGGTTGGTGGTGGCTCTCATATAAACTGGTAAGTCTGCTGCTGTAGAACGCAGACGTGAACGCATATAGTTCCACGCAAACGGTGTAGACCATTGTGTCAACTCATCAAATCCAATCCATGTAAAGGACAAACCCTGATAGCGAAGTACGTCTTCGTCTCTGTCAAGGTAGGACATCCACAGCTTACCACCAGATGGTGCTTCCCATTGCATCTTACGCTCACTCCACTTGATGCCGGGGTAGATCTTAGGAAAGAGTTCTTGGCTCTTCCATATTAGTTCTCGTAGTTCTTCAGTTGTGTGTCGCAACAGCAACCCAGAGAACTGTGGGTGTGACAAGTAGCGCATTGGGTCGGCAAGAATGGCGTAGCTCTTACCACCACCAGCTGCACCACCATACAACACTTCCTTATCAGGAGCTGCTAGAAACTCTGTCTGTGGACCTTCATTAGGTTTGAAGATGACATTCTCATGTTCAGTCGTCTGAGCTTGAGAGAAACTCTGCTGCTCTGTCTCGGATGCTGACATATCTCTCACTATTAAAGAAGGACTCGTCACCTTCTTGACCGAGCGCCCTTTCGTAGGCTTGCGCTTTACGGAGGGTTTGGTCGAGCCTTCTGGTAAGGTTTCGATAATATGTAGCTTTTCTTTTACGCGACTGTTCATTCTTTATTCGTTTACTAAGACCATCCTTAGTTATCTTTCTACCTGTTGTTTTATACAGCCAAAGGGCAACCTTCTCATGGCTATACTGTTTAAGCAATTTCTTAGCTTTTGCTAACGCCTCAAGCTCTACAGGAATTGGTTCAAGAATATCTGGATCATCTTCGCATTCTTTATAACCAAATGGAATATGTCTTGACCCTGCATGTTTAGGAATGTTAATCCAATGATTCTTTACTTCCGGTTGAGGAAGTATCCAAGCTCCTAAGTTTCTTTCATTCATCCATCGATTCTACACGCTTTGGTGGCAATATCATAATACCGCTTGAACTTTCAATATGCATCTTCTCTGTCTTAACAACACCAGCTCTGTCTAGCAAATCTTTGGCAGCGTTAAGCTTCTCTTTGATACCCAGCTCTGTTGGGTCCATGATGCCGTCAACAACAGCCATAGCTGCTCGTGGAGCATTGAATGCAACATACATCTGGGTTGCTGAAATGATCTCTTCTTTGATGCTGTTCATAATGTCACGAGTTGGGCTGTTGTCGCTGTAACCAGCAAGCTTCTTAGCCCTAACAGGATCACCCTTTGCCTCTGCAAATAACACCTCGATAAACTTCTGTTGTTGCTCTGTTAATTGTTTCTTTGCCA